CGTGATCGGAAGCGCCCGGAAGAACGCGAACAAGAAGCCCCTGGATCCGTCACTGTCCCGCGTCTGGGGCAAGTCCGTGATCCTGGCGTACGTGGACAACCGGCGCGGCCGGGACGTCCAGACCTTCGGGAAGACCTTCGCCCAGCGGCTGACGGGCGGACAGACCTTCCGGACCCGCGAATGGTTCGATCCGACGCGGGGCGTCGAAGGCGGAACCTGGGTACAGGTCGAACACCGCAGCGTGGAAAAGCTGATCAGCGAAGACTTCGGCTGGTACCTGTCCGACTGTATTTCGTAAACACGGCCCGAACGGGTCAGATACCGGGGCCGGGTGATCCGTCACTGACAGATCCCCGGCCCCTTTTTCTTGCCGACAAGGGGGAATAGTGGCTGACAGTAATCAAAATATTTACGGGACCCTGGACCGGTTCAAGGACCAATATTCGAAGTCCTTCCTTTTACGGATCGGATCCCGCGAAGACGAAGAACCGACTGACTTCGACACCGATATCGACAACCGCCTGACCGAAGGCCTGAAACAGGCTTCCGATCGTATGGACGGTTATATCGCGTCGGTCGGTAACGACACGCCCGTCGATCCCGCGCCCGATTACTTTGAACCAGATTGTTATTGTATAGCCGTGGGGATCCTGATCCGGCGCAAGGGATACGAACCGGACACCCCAGACCACGAAGCCGTGAAGGGCGCGGACAAGTGCGAAGATAAATACAAGGCCCTGGCGAAGGGTACCTGGCAGCTTCAGCCGGCAGACGACGAAGGGAAAATGACACCGCCTTCCAGGCTGAAGTCCGGATCCCCGGATCCTGTTTTCTCCGGGACCAGGCTGGACGGATACGTGAAGGGCGACGTCAATGGCTAAAGGCAATTTCAAAGGCGGCAAGGACGGGATCCAGCTGGACTTCAAAGCCGGCGCGGTCCTGACTATGCTGCTGGCCCTGGAAGGCGTCAGCATGGAAGCGATCCACGCCGACCTGGGTGAAGAAATGATCCAGATCACCCGCCAGCGCCTGACCGACGGGAAGGACGCCTGGGGCGTTCCCTTCGAACCTATCAAGAACTATACGTATTCATTCGGTACGATCAAAAAGAAACGCAAGACCGGCCAGAAGCCGCTGAAGGTCGGCCTGGGCGCCCCGCCGCTGTTCGACAGCTTCGAATATGAAGCCAGCAGCGAAGAAGTCCTGTTCGGGACGCCCGTGTTCCATGCGAAGTTCCACAGTGATTATCCTGACAACAACCAGGGACCGCGTGAAGTGATCCCGCTGCGGGAATTCATGGGGATCGAGATCGACCAGGATTACGCCCGGCTGGTCGGCGTGGTTGAAGATCACTTTTATTCAATAGCCGAAGTACAGGGGAACCTGGTATAATGTTCGAAATCTGCCGCGACTACCTGGTCGATATTGCGAAGAACAAGGTCAAGATCCCGAACGTGAAGCTGAAGCCGCAGATCCTGACCGGCGGCCGCGCCTGTTCGATCTTCACCCTGCCGGCCCGGAACCGCCTGGCTTTCACCCTGGACCACCAGGCCAGCCGGATCTGGAAGTGGCGGGATCCGTCGCGTTTAAACGGCAAGGGCGAACCGACAATAATGGAACGCCTGATCGCCGCCGAAATGAACCTGAACTTCCGGGTTATCCTGGTGGCCGGTACCGTGACGCGGGTCGAACAGGACTTCCAGAACTTTATCCGGAATATATCGAAGACCATATACGACGGAACCGAAGCGACGTACCTGGACGAAGCCGGCCAGACCGTAAAAGACACGAAGGGGAACGTGATATACGTCCAGCTGAACAACTTCGATTTTAATGACAACCGCTGGTACGGAGCGCACCCGAACAAAGTGATCATGGATATCGAATTCCGTGGCGCGATCTATCACCCGGATCAGGAAATGAACGTGACCCTGGTCCCGGCGACATACGTCGCGCCCCAGGTTACGAACGTAAATACTACACCTTAAAAAAGGACGGTAAACAATGGGGAAGACTGACAAGGAAAAGACGGGGACCAGCAGCCAGCAGCCGCCGGCGCCGAAGACCGACGACGCTGTCAAGACCTGTACGGCCTGGGCGAAAGAACTGGGGAAGGACGACCGGAAGTACAGGGGGATCGGAAAAGCGATCGCCCTGGTCGCGGGGAAGGACAAGCTGACGAAGGACGCGTTCCTGAAGGCCGTGGAAAAATTCCGCAAGGGCGTGGCGTAAATCATTGACTGAACGGAATACAATTAATAAATTCTAATTAACAGGAGAACGGAAAATGAGCAACAAGCCTATACTTCCGAACGCGTACGTGGATATCAACAACCGGAACCTGGGCCTGACGCCCGGACAGCCGGCGGGGATCTTCGCGTTTATCGGGATCGCCCAGGAAGGGACCGCGTCCTTTGACGCGATCGTATCCCTGGGGAAGAACGACGTCGCCACCCTGATCGGTTACGGTCCGCTTGCCGACGAACTGATCGACTTCTTCGACAACGGCGGCCGGAAAGCCCTGGCCGTCCCGTTGGATATCACCACGGAAAGCACCGGCACCGGGGCAATGACACCGACCCGCGTCGGTACCAGCACCGGCACGATCGACGCGGACAAGGTGTCCGGGAAGAAGATCGTGAACAACTTCGATCTGAAGATCGAGATCACGAAGGCCGGTACCGTGAACGTTGGTAAATTCAAGTACAGCCTGGACGCCGGGACGACCTGGTCCCCGGAAATCATCATCCCCAGCGGCGGGACGTATGAGATCACCGGGACGAATATCGAACTGACCTTCACGCCTGGCGCCGGCCCGGATTATTACGACGACGGCGACACCTTCGCCAGCACGATCACCCTTCCGCTGGCCGCTGCTGCCGACGTGACCGACGCCGTGGACACCCTGATCGCTTCCGACGAAGCCTTCAGCGCGATCACCGTGGTCGAAGCCGTGTCCGCTGCCACGGGTGCAGCGATCGCCGGCAAGATGGAGAACGCCGAAGACAGCCCGGACTTCCGGTATGCGTACGCAATGATACACGGCGCCCTGTCCGACGCGACCCAGTCCGACCTGGTGTCCAGTTACCAGACCATACGGGCCAGCGTGGAAAGTGACCGCTGCCAGGTGGTCGCAGCCGAAGCCACAATGGCCCGGCCGAACCACGGATCCGCCAGGATCGACAAGACGGTGATCGGCGCGATCGCCGGGCGCCGGTCCAGCCTGAACCTTCAGAACGACCTGGGACGGTTCGACGCCGGCGCCCTGGTCAACGTGGTCAGCCTTCGGTCCGCCACCACGGAAACCATGATCGAAGACCTGGACGGTATCCAGTGCGTGACGATCCGGAAGTTCAAGGGCGTCGCCGGGTACCGGCCGACGAACGGCTGGCTGTCCGATCCCTTCAGCGATATCAAGAAGGACGCCTGGCGCCTGGTCCTGGACAAGGCTTCGGAACTGTCCCGCGTGACCGCCCTGGGCCAGCTGAAGATCGAAGTGGATCCGTCCGACGTTTCCGGATCCACCGAAAACCTGAAGAACCTGATCCAGAACGCGCTGGACACCCAGATCGTCGGAAACGAAGAAGCCGTGTCCTTCACCGTGGACATACCGGACGATCAGGACGTACTGGTCACGGAAGAAATCAAGGTGGAGATCGAAGCCCTGGTCTATGGCCACGCGTCGTTTATCGGGATCACGATCCAGATCACAAACCCGGCAGCCGCCGCGTAACGTTTAAACGATATATAATACCATAAAAAGGGGACCAAAATGATCAACGGCAGAACATACGACTGGGAGTCGATCAAGGTTGACGCGCCCTTCGGGATCGACGTCGAGATCCAGAACATCAATTACCAGTCCACGCGGGAAGGCGTCGCCGTGTACGGCCGGGGGAACGCGCCCCGTGGTTACGGCCGCCAGAACCTGGAACAGGACGGAAGTGTGCAGCTGAACGGCCGGTCTTTTATCGCGCTGTCCGCATACGGCGCCCTGGCCGGCGGGATCCTTCGGATCGCGCCCTTCCCGATCACCGTCCGGTACGCGAACACGGACCAGCCGACCCAGGTGGATATCCTGGACGGCGTGATCTTCACCGGTGTTTCCACCGAAGCCAGCCAGGGGGACGAAGAAATACTTCTTCGTACCTTGAATATCCGGATCCTGAACCCGATTAAATGGAACAGCGTTCCGGTAATGTAAACCGCAGCACAAAACCGAAAGGGGGATCCTTATGGATCAGGACAAGCTGTACGAAGTAACGGAAGAAGTAATCGCCGAAGTAAAAGACAAACACCCGGACGTCAAGCTGGAACAGATCGACTTCGTTCTGGACGACGGCCGGGTGTTTGAGTGTATCGTGAAGAAGCCGTCGGCTGACAGCTTCCAGCGGTACCTGGCCACGTGCAACGACAAGGATATCAAGGACGCCGGTCAGGTCGGTTCCCTTCAGTATATCCGCGACAATATCGTGGCGCCTTCGTACGAAGAATTTTATCGCATGATCGAGGACCAGAACGTTCCCGCCCTGGCGACCCAGGTGGGGAACGAACTGGCGAAGGGCATGGGCCTGACTAAAAAGGCCGAAAAAAAAACCATTTAGATCGGCGCGTCGTTTCATTAATTAAGACGAACGCGTTTATTGAACACTACGCCGGCCCGTCGTCCTTGAAGGACGCCCTGGCTGCCAGGGACGGCGGGACGGCGTACTTCAAAGCACTTAAAAAGGCCGAGGCCGTCCGGGACTTCCGGATCGA